TTTAATACTACTGTTCTTTTTAATCTTGTCAAGTATACTCATAATTTTCCTTTTTAAAAGTCACCACCATCTAATTTTGTTGCTGTGTTTGATTTTTCTCTGAAAGCAAATTCAGCATCATAATCATACTTAGGTTCTAATTTTTTTGGATGTTCTGCCGGTTGTTCAACATTATGGTGTTCTTCATAAACTCCAGGTACCACATGAACCGTTAATGGAGGAATCGTTTCACCGGTCACTTCATCTATTACAATTGGTTGTTCTTCTATCTTAGTGATATTCTCTTTTGGTATTTCAATTTTATCATTCGCAACTTCTACATTTTGTGTGGTTATGTCAGGTACTATTTTAATAATTTCATTTTCTTTATTAATTACCACTCTACTTCTTTGTTGCAATGACATATTTGCTGCTATCAATAATAACACAGCTAAGGGGTCAAATACAACCATTATTAACAATATTACCAAACGAACTGCTTTGTCGATACCATTAGCATCTTCAGTACCATATACCATATCACCAATATATTTAATAGGACCAACTTCGGCAATTAATTTATTTTCTTCTTTAAGAAGTGGTAATTTTCTTTTGTTGATATCTGCTAGTTCTTTTTGTGTTTGTTGGATTTGCCTATCAACATTGGCTGACGCTGTTTCTGGATTACCAGCACGTTTCAGTAAATATTCTAATCGATCATTAGCAATCTTTTCTTGCTGTTTGAGTGTTCTTATTTCTACTGAGTTAGCACCAGCTTCTAATGTGGAATCAATGTGTGCTTGGGATAGAAAACCAAAAATACCCATACTTGTAATCACCATTAATATTACTACGGCAGATGCCAAATAAGATTTTAATAAAAGTGGGCAGGTTTTCCAATTACGATATAACCATGATGCAGTAACTAATTTACTCATCTCAAGAACCGAACCCATGAAAACGATTGGCCAAAATGCGCCGGTGAAGATTGCAGCCAATCCAATAATAGAATAATAGGCTGCAATACCTGATAGTAATAATGCAGATAGAAATGTTAGTATGATTAATGTCATGAGAAGAAATCCTCTATTGAACTTGTTTTTTCTGTTTTCCAACCCATGCAATCTAAAATGACTCTAATTGGTTCCAGAAATGCCTTGTCGAATTGCATATCATAATCAATATATTCTTGCAGTTCAAACTCTTTTGGTAAACGAGATGGATACGAAACAACTGTATCTTTAAATGGATTAGGCATCTTTAGATAAGTGAATTTAACTTTTTCACCTTCTTGAATAAGTGGATATTTTTTGGTAAGATTCTTTTGTTTTAAATTATGATTATAAAGGATGGCACCCTTAACATGAATTGGTGTCCCTTTTTTATATAAAGTTAAATCATCAGAATAAGTATTTAGACCGTTAAGTCCACGAGGAAAAGATATTTCTTCTACAGGTAATGTTTTGAATTCTTTTCTAAAATCTTCAATAAATTTATAAACATCTTCTTGTGTGCCATTAACCATCAATTGAATGGCCTCTTTCATTCGCTCACGAATGGCAGATGGTGTAGATGATTTAATCATTTCAAGACCCATGACTTTCATCTGTGGTTCTTTATATTGAACACCTTCATTATTATATACATTGAGGATATATCGTTTCTTGGCAGTCCAAATGCCTTTATTGGACAAACCTTCTCGTTTCATTTCCATCTTTTGCTGATATGCGTGAACATAATCAGCAAGTTCCTTATAACTTTTGTCAATAAACGGTTGGATTTTATCTTCACAGATTTTATCCATGATGGAGATAACTTTTGTAATTTCGCTGTTCGGTTGAATGATACTACCCACCAACGGACCAAGATTGAGATAAATTGAGTCCGTATCCGATGCAATGACATAATCTTTTCCTTCTGTTTTTAATACACCATTCATGTATTGATTTAATTTATTCTCTATCCAACGAATACTTAATTGGCCAGCAGAAGTAACACCAAGAGCCATCCGCAAATCGTAAAACCTAAAATATTGAGAACCAAGAGCACCGTAAGCTGAGTTGAGAGAGACCTTCTTGGCCAATTGAATGTTATTATACTTAGCAATCCGTTTTTCGATTTCGTATTTTTTGGAATCATCCGTTTCATTTTCATATTCTTGTTTTGCTTGTAACATCAACTTCTTAAACTTACTTCTGTCAGTATACATTTCTTCCATCATTTTAGGTAAAAAACCTTGGAAGTCAGTGCGAAAGAATTGTCCGTTAGGTGTAATTGTCACACCTTCTAAATTTGAAGTATCAATCTTTTTATACAGTAACTTCTCAACAGATACACCTTGTGAAAGAACCTCACGCATTGCATCTGTATAATTTTCAGGTTCAATTAAAGTTTCTGGTGAAATGTTATATTGCATCATCAAATGTGGATACAAACTGTTCAAGTCAAACGATGCCACCCAATCATGTAGACCAACTTGTGGATCTTTAACATATGCACCTTCAAAGGCTGAATCTTTATCTTTAACAATTCGTGGTGGAACAATAATATCTTTATCACGTAGATAAGAATATGTCAAAGCATCCCACATACGAGTTTGTGCAAACACATCTTCAAAGTTTGATTTAGTATCATAGCCTAGAGTTACAGCCAACTCAAGTAGTTTTAGTTTATCTTCTAGTTTAAGAATCAAATCAACGTCTTTGATGTTATACTCAATAAACTTTTGATAGTTCAAACGATATAGAGCATGAAGGCTATCATATTCATCATAAGCAATCTTGCCTTCACCAAGTTCAACTTGTGCAATATTATCCAATCGATATGATTCTTGTGATTTACCACCAGGAGCATACCATTTGTATAGTTCAATATAATCAAGTGATGAGATGCCTACGAGTGTATAATCGATTAATTGTCGATTATTGACATAAGCATTACGTTCAGTAATAAAATTCCATGGTGATAGTTTTTTGGCTTCATCATCACCAAGAATCTTTCTGAAACGATTAATAAGATATGGTATATCAAAGAACTTTGTATTCCAACCAGTAATGATATCTGGATAATTATCTTTGAAATGATTTAAAAATGTTTTACAGAGATTGTATTCATCTTTACAGCGAATATAGATTTCTTCACCTTGAACTTGATACTCACCACATCCGTAAACAGTAATGGCGCCATTTAGTTGTCGAATTGCAATTGCTGTGATGGGTTCGTTTGCTTGATATGGATCAGGAAAACCATTCTCAGAACCAACCTCAATATCTATAATGGCGATTGTTGATCAGCAATGAAAGCATATTCAAAACGAGTTTGACCATAAATCTTAGAGGCACCAGAAACACCATCAAATTGTTTGATGTAATCTCTGGCCGATTTAATTGATGGAAACTTTTTCTCGTCAAGATAATCACCTTCCAGATTTGTAAAGTTGGTGATTTTTTTAGATGGCAAAAACAAAGATGGAGAATACTCAACCTTTGTTTTTATTTTTTTACCGTTTTGGATGCCACGGTAGAGTATGTTACTGCCAATACTCTGAACATTAGTATAGAAAGAACTCATTAACCCGTAATTAGTGTTTTGGTTGGAGGAATAACAATTCCAGAACCAAAGATTTGATTGTAATTATTAACAAAATCTTCTGCTGGCACATAGGAGTATACTACACTTTTCTTATTCAAGGCAACCGTAGCACCAATTTTTTGTTCGGCATGAATGGGAAAGGGTGCAAAGCCTACGCTTGGTTGACCATCTTTACCACGTACAACAGCGATACCTACAGCATTTACCAGAACAAATTCAGTTTCGGATTCCGACTCAATTTCACCCAAAACTTCTTCTCCGGTTACTAATTTTAACGTTAATACTTTCATTTATTATCTCCAAGGACTAAATAACTATGTAGTTGAAGTGAAATTATATCTGATTTACATCTCCGTGTCAACCTGACATTCGGTATTCTTTATTATCCCCCATTAAAAAATCTAACAGAGGATGGTAGAGGACAACCTTTATCAAAAATAAATGTTTAAAAGTAAGATAACCGCAATTGTAACAGTAATGTTGCTTGCTGGCAATAGCTTTGCTGATCCTATTGTAACAGATTCCACAACAAAAAGTTATACGGAATCCACATCTAATAGTACCACAACAGTTAAATCTCCGCCACCGACTGCTGTGGCACCAAACATCACATCTATTAACAACGACCTTTGTGCTGTAGGTGTTTCAGGTGCAGCTCAAACTCAAATTCTTGGTATTGCCATTGGTTCTACATTTGTAGATAAAAATTGTGAACGCTTAAAACTTTCCAAAACTCTACACGATATGGGTATGAAAGTGGCTGCTGTTGCTACTCTTTGCCAAGATGAACGAGTATTTACTGCCATGATGAATGCTGGCACTCCATGTCCCGTTGATGGTAAAATTGGTAACGAGGCCAAAGCAATTTGGGAAGCTGATCCAGTTCGCAAACCACAAAAAATAAAGAGTAAAGATTGATGAAAAAATTATTAGCGACACTACTATTTGTGGTGTCTGCTTTTTGTCAAGCACAAATAGTTACTATTCCAATTCCTGGAACTCCAGGTCTTTCTGTAACTGTTGGTACAGGAGTTAACGCTTTACCTTTACAAGATATTCGTATCAATCCAAATGCAGTAAACATTACAACCTCAGATGATTGGTATAATGAAGTACCGTTAGGGTTTACCTTTCCTATGTTTGGCCAAAACTTCACTACATCATGGGCTGCAACAAATGGTTATGTTACATTCCGTGACCCACAAATGTCTGGTTTAGGTGGAGGTTGTTGTTCTGGAATTGATTTAAGAAACACAACCGATCCACGATACAACTATACAATCTACGGATTACATACT